ACTCTGATCCAAAGTAAGGTTTGTGATAAACTTATTACGAGATTCATTTAGAACAATAAAGTTAATCTCATCCTGATATTTGGCACGAGCCATCAGCTTTCTAACTTCGTCTGAGTATTTCAACACCAATGCTTCGATAGTTAAATCTGCAAGAGTCTTTGAATCGATCAATGTTTTTGTGGTGGTTACTTGGTACGTTGGACCAAAGCTTCCTTCGAGAACAAGCTCGTTTACTTTACCACCATCAAGAGTACCAGTTGTGCCTATTCTAAAATATGCTTGATTCAATCGATTCATTATAGTGGTTAAACTCTTCGCTTTAAAGGTGTGTGCTTCGTCACCTACAATCATTCCATAAGATCTAAACCAATCAAGAGGTAGTTTAATTGCACTCTGCCATGTGGTGATCACAATGCTTGATTCGATGTTATGCTTTTCTTTTCCTGAATATATCTTATGTACATCTTCGTCTACATCAAATTCATCATCAGATCTAGAGTAATCTGCAAAATCTTTCGTCATTTGTTCAACCAAAGATGTAGTAGGAACTACGATTAGCACCTTCTTATCCATATCTTTGCTTAAGAAATATCGTGATAGCATGTATATAATAAGAGATTTACCAGATCCAGTCGGTGATAGTAAAATAGCTCTCTGTGATTTCGTAGCCTTTTTAAATGCGTCAACCTGATAGTCACGCGCTTCTATCTTTTCACCATTTAACGATAATGGTAGAGATTCAATAAACTCATCTAACTCTTCGTCAGTGGCGCTTAAGGTTGGTTTTATTTTAGGATCTACTATAGTTTTATACTTACGTGCTCGAGCAAACTCATCTACTCTGCCTAAAAGGCCAAACGGAATTTGTTGCGAACGCATATCAAATAGTCTAAGCTTTCCATCCCACATTTTATTACGATATGCAGGCATGAACTTATATCCTTCAACGAAGAACGTAAAGTATTCACTCAACTCTCTTAGTAGTCCAGAATCTTCCGACTCTATAACTAAGTGAGCTTCGTCTTTTTTCCTAATATTAATCATTATACACCAGAAGTAAACTTCTTGAAATCTAAAATATTCTTTATGTGGCCATGTCTCCACCGAATATTGTTCATGATTTCTTCAAGAGTTTCTACTACTGCTTTTTGGTATTCGATTTTACTCGTTATTCGAACTATATCTTCATCAGTCTTATAGTACATATCCATATCTGACTTTAATGGTTTAGTCATACCATCGAATGGATCATACTTCCATGATCGTTCATCAATTTGCTCCTTTGACATTTTACCATTATAGTAAAGCCACTTCTCTTTACGAACTTTATCTAGCTCCATTTCATTTCTCTTTAATTGAAGCTTTGCTAAAGAAAAAAGTTCAAGGTATTTAGAATGCAATTTAGCAGACTTTACCGTTTCTGAATCAAGGTTAAGATCATCAATCTTAACGTCTTCACCCCACATTTTTAGTATATCATCAAGTATCATAGTATAGAATTATTTATAGTTTAAATTTTATCGAATTATTTCAAAACGGTCATATCTAATAGATACAGTACTTTGTAAGTAATCAATTGTGTCAGCCTGGGTACTAAACTCAACTCCTCCTAAAGAGGTTGGCATTGCGCCAATAAACCTAATTTGTTTATTTAAATTGTTATGGCTTGTTAAGATTGACAATATAAGATCGTATTTTGTCGGAACATTTTCCTCAGCATTTGATTGAATCCAATCGAATACTTCGTTATAGTTTTTCATATCTTCGTCAAGCACAAATGTCATATCAAGAGGATCATATACAACCTGATCACCTGGAGCAAACCCCTGGTAATTCCTAAAATCAGTTGCCACTTCTGATAAAGAAACTGTTGGAAGACTGACAGTGCTAATGAAGTATTCTAAATTAGAAAATTTAGGTGATTCAATTGTTACTCTAAACCCTGTAGGGGAGAGCATATTAAAGTTGTCTGTTAACTGTGTCATACATGTATTTATACAAAAAAAGTGGAGGCCTCGAAAGACCTCCACTTAAGAAGTTTAAAAACTTACTTATTATCCAGCAACATTGATGTTATTAATGTTGAAGTTACGGAAGTAAGGATTCGTATTTTCAGAGCCAACACCGGCGTTAGAAGCACTAGCTCCTTCTACTGTGTCTACGAAAGGATTCTTGGTCATTCCGTAACGAGTCTTGAAAGCAATCTTCGGTTGGAAAGTTGCTTCATCTACTGCACGAACCATAGTGAGTGGTACGTATGGGCAATAGAATAGACCAGCGTCGTATGGGTTAGGTCCACGATAACCAACTACTGCGAAGTCTTGAGTACCTGCATATGGGTCAATATAGACCTTCATGCGGCCATTGAGAACACCTGCGAATGTATTTCCGGTGTCATCAACTTCAAGATTAGCTGAAAGAGCTGGTGTGTAATCAAGAGAACCTGCTGCAGCAAGAGCTGAAGCTACGTTGCTTGAACAGATAACGAAGTTACCTTTACCGCGACGAGTTTGTACAGCAATTTTGTTAGCTTCAATCTCAAGTTGGAACATAAGGCTCTTGAACTTTTCAACTGCCCAACGACCGTCGGCATCAGTTGCAAGGTCGAAGACGTTATTTATAGGAGATACAGCGTCATTCTGGAAACCAGGTTTTGCAACGAACTTGATTGTGTTAATAACTTCACGATTGATTTCAGCAAGGATTTCAGTCGATAGGATATTAGCAAGCTCAGACTCAGCATCCAAATTGTGGATAGCTTTAAGATCTTGAGCAAGTTCCATTGAGTATTCAGCCTTAAGAGCACGTGTCTTAGCTTCGACAGATGCTTTCTCGATTGTGAAACCCATATCACCGAAAGCGTCACCGCCAGAAGTACCAGCAGCTTCACCAGCACTTTTGCTTAAACCGCCAGTTGTACCGCCTGCAGTTGTTGGGTCTCCACCAGCAGAGAATGCTGTTGAAGGCTCAGCAAGACCAAGAGCTTCTGGGTCAGTAGCTGCGTCAATCTTTGCATTCTTTGGACTTGATACTAGGTCATTGTAACGGCTCTTCATTGCGAAGATGAGACCAGTAGGACCGCTCATTGGCTGAACACCGGCTACATCATAAGCAATAAGATTTGGCATTGCACGACGTACGAGTGAGATAAGTACAGGATCAAAGTTTCCTACTGCACTTGTTGTTTGATTATTCTCAGTAAGAGAACCGAACTGAGCAGACTCTTGTTTAAGAGCGATTTCAGTGTTTTCAAGAAGCTTAGCTGTTACAGCCTTACGATAGTTGTCCTTGATTGCAGGGGCGTCAGCGTGCTCAAGCACGGGCGCCCACTTTTTAATGTCATTTTCTGCGTTAAACATTTTAATTAATTCCTTTTATTGTTGTTTTAAGTGTGGTAAATTATTTACCGTGGGGATTGTTTTCTTTAATTCGCGAAAGAGCTGAAAGATATTTTTTCATGTCTTTTGATACATTTTCATGAATATTTCCTTCACCTTCTACGATTACTTCAGTTTCTGAATCTGAATCTTCTACAAGATCTTCGTCTGATTCTGAAGAAAATGCTGATGATTTAATAGTAGCAACTTTTTCAGTGAATACTTCTTCAGATACGAACTCAACTTCTTGTGTAAGTGCTTTGACTTTTTCTACTTGTGTAGATGCAAGATCTTTAGTTTGTTCTGAAATAATTTTTTCACGCATAAGTACTTCAAGCTTTTCAGAAAGAGTACTTACTTCGTTAGTAGCTACTTCAAGATTTTCTTTAACTTCAGCAGCTTCTTTTTCGAGTGCATCAAATAAATCTACTTTTGCTTCAGGTACTTCAATGTAGCTTTCAACAAATAGATTTTTAAGAGAACTCATGAAACCTTCAGCAACTTCTGTACGAAGCTTTGAGTCAACTTCAACTTGATTTTCCTCAACCCATGATTCAACGACATAATTAAGATAGTCGTCAATCTTAGTGATAAGGCTTTCTCTAATTTCAGTAACCTCTTCAATAAGGTTTTGCTCATATGTTTCTTCTAAACGTGCTTTTTCAGCAACGATCTTTTGAGATACCGCTGCTTCAAATAGCACAGATGCTTTTGCTTTGAAGTCTTCTGTTAGATTTGCTTCAGCGGAAATAAGGAGATCAAGATCTTCTTGTTTTGCGCTTGGCTTAGTTTCTGCTGCTTTTTTAACTGATGCAACTGCGTCTTCTTCGTCAGTTCCTTTTACTTTAGTACTTCCACCTTTTGGTTGTACAGCAGGTTTTGGTTCTGATTTTGCGATTGACTTGGCAGTTTCTTCAGCTTCCTTTTCACCATCTTTTACGATAACCGCTGTTTCAGGGTCACCAGTAGCTGTAGGTGGTTTAGCAGCTTCTTCCATATCGTCTTCATCTTCGTCTTCATCTTCGTCTTCTTCGACTTCATCCTTTTTCTTCTTAGAATGATCCATTTCTTTTTTGGAAGTAGCTTCATCCATTTCTTCTTCATCTTCGTCTTCTTCGTCGGATTCTTCATCCTCCATTTTCTTCTTAGATTTAGAAGCCTTCATGTAACCTTCTTCCATTTCGTCTTCATCCTCGTCTTCTTCCTTATCATCCTCGTCTTCGTCTTCTTCGACTTCTTTCTTAGATGATTTAGATTCTCCGAGAAGAACACTCCTAATTGCATCAGAATAGCTTTGTTCTTCAGTAACTTCTTCGGCAGTATCCTGCACAAGCTCCTGATCTGCAAGCAAAGCATCTTCAGTGATGTCTTCGATAATATCTTCTTGTGTATCTGACATTTATTTACTTTCTTTTTAGATTAGAGTTTGGAGAGGAAATCTTGCCAAACATTTTCTTGCGCCTCTGAGAGGCGGTCTGAAGATACTTTTCTGATCTCTGTCTCATATTCTTCAATTTGCTGAGGCTTTAAAAGACCATTATCCCAAACCCATTCTACACCTTCCATAATACCTTCAACGAAGGCAGACGGTGCAGAGGGATCTTGAACGATGTCAACTGTGTTGAGAATATAATCATCTTTTACATATGTTTTATCTTCTCTACGCTCAACAGTACCCATACCACGACTTGAAACACCAAGCTTAACTCCACCTTCAACGAGACCTTTCACAATTTTACCCATCGGTGTGTCAAGGATTAGTGCTTTTCCAACAACATCATTACCTTCCCATTTAAGGTCAGTAATGCGGTGTGAAACTTTATCAAGGTTAATCTGTGGGCCTTCTGGGTGATTTAATTCACCAACGGCTCTACCACTTTTAACCTGCTCCTTCACATATTTAGCAGTTGCTTCTGCTAATACTTGTTTAGGATAAATTCTTTTATTGCGGTTTTCTTTCTCCGCTTGCATAAAAACGCCTTCGATGAAAACATTCTTTTCACCTTTTTCGTTTGCTTCGGTAACATATTGTACCGACTCTAAATGTTCTGTTATTAATTTCATTTAGTTTTCTTCTTTTTTATTAAAAATATCTGAAGTAAGGCCTACCTTACGTATATCAAAAGCGTCTTTTAGCTTATCTTGAATTACTTCTTGAAAAGCTTTTTCAGAACCTTCTTGATCGTTTGAAATAATGTTATTAAATATATCTGATGCCTTCATAGTCTGTATTTATACTTTTTGTGTTTTTGAGTTGTTATTTTTTATGTAGTAGTAGGAGTAAAATCGCTAATCATATCCATTATTTTGTATGTGATTCTAAAATAATAATCGTCGTCAGGAGTTTGATTATACGTTGTTAATTGACTTGTTGTAAGAGCATTCTTTGGCCTAAGTAATAATGGCACATTAGGATAAGCTCGAGTTTGACTTACAGGAGCGTCTCTTACAATAATAGTATCAACCGCAGTAGACGCGTTATATGTATTATTGATAGTATGATTTAGGAACTTCTTTTGAAGAACAGCATATGTATTATACTCAAAACCAGACTGGTTCGATGGTGTTTTAATAATAAGTTGTAAATCACCGCCGTAGCCTTTAACTCCACTATTGATAGGTGACCACGATCCTCTATCAATAAATATCTCAATTTCTCTTACAACAATAACTTTATTTGTTCCTGGTGTTGGTATTATTTCAATCCAACTCGAAGGTGTATCAAAAGTCATTGCTTTAGCTTCTGCTCCGGTTACTTTCTTCACAATGACTTTTGCGTCTTGAACCATTGTACCATCTTCTTTAAAAGCAGCGGTTGTTCTTACTGATGTTGTATCCGGAAAATCTTCTGGTTCGTATGCGCCAGATTTGATAGTTCCACCAATATCTAAATTGTTATTAACCTTAGCACTAGTAGTAGTCAAACCGACACCATCAACTGGTGCAGTATTAATACCAACATCACCAGACTGATCCATCTTAAATGAACCACCACCATCTGTTGATATTTCAAATATATTTTCATCGCCGCTACCTGCCCCTAAATATTTTATTGCTATACCTACAGTATCTGAAGTTGAAGCAGCTCTAAATAATGTTAAATCATTTGAATTACTTTCAACATTTATTAATATATCATTACTAGATCGATCACCAAAGTCTAATAAACCACTGGAACTAATTGTACCAGTAAACGTAGGATTAGTAAACATTGTAGCCTTAGATTCGTTAGTCACATTTCCTAAACCAACTTGAGTAGCTGTCACACTATGAGGATTGTTAGTCAAATCCGTATGAGCACTTAGTTCACTATCTCGAGTAATAGTACTTGGTATATTTGACTCAACTATTTCACTACGTATTGTGGCAGACGATTTATCTTCAACACTACCTAATCCAACTTGAGTCGCAGTTACGCTATGAGGATTATTAGTATTACCAGTGTGTGTATCTAAATCTGTTTGACTTGCCTTTGTAGCTATACTATTCGTAACAGTAGTTGCAAAATTCTCATCGTCATCTAAAGCAGCAGCTAATTCATTCAGTGTGTTTAATTGTTCAGGAGCACCAGCAGCAATATCAACTCCAACCCATTTATTAGTTGATCCGTCATACTTTAGAAAATTGCCATCAACTTTCGCAGTAGACTGTTCAACATCTGCTAACTGCGATATCTTAACTGCACCACCTCCAGCCATATTAGAGATGCTCTTATTTATTATCGTCCTATAATTATTAAAATCCTTATCAGACTTTATTGCGTAAGAATCTATTTCCTTTTTTACCTCAGCTAAATGTGGTTCGATTATTTTATCTATGTCAGGTAATTCAGCATCTTTACCATCGTTACCATCTATACCAGCCTTTCCTTGAGGACCAGTTTCTCCTTGAATTCCTTGAGGACCAGGTTTTCCATCAGCTCCTGTTTCACCAATATCGCCTTTAACGCCTGTATCTCCCTTTAAACCTTGAATTCCTTGTTGACCAGTTTTACCTGTCAGTCCATCTTTACCTAGATTTCCTTGAATTCCTTGTTGACCAGTATCACCTTTATCACCTTGTTGACCAGTATCACCTTTATCACCTTTATCACCTTGAATGCCCTGAGGTCCAATAACACCTTGAGGTCCAGCGATACCTTGTTGACCAGTATCACCTTTATCACCTTTATCACCTTGAATACCTTGTAAGCCCTGTTCACCAATTAAACCTTGTTCGCCTGTTTTTCCTTGAGGTCCAGCAATACCTTGTTCGCCAATTAAACCCCTTTCTCCGTCTCGACCAGCAATACCCTGATCACCTTTAATTCCTTTATCACCCTTTGGACCAGGAGTGGTTTCTATTAGGTGTGTGTTTTCTTCAAGTTGATTTAATTTTTCAACTAAAGGACTTATTTGTTTCTGCAACTTTTTGTAAACTGTAACAGAAAATGCACTATTTACATTATCTAAATCTGACATAGTAATTACTCTTCTAGTATTTTACTCATACTGCCAATCATTTTTAATTGAGCTTCATGCAATTCTTGCTTACGTTCGTCGTTATCTTCTTCTATTGAATCTACTTGTGGTGGTATTTCTGTTGAGGCAAAATCCATATCATCATCTTCCTCTCCTTCAGTATCTTCACCTTCATTTTCAATTTCGGTATTTAGCCTTTCAATATCTTCATCTGATTGTTTTAAAATAGTTTGACGAACATATTTCTTAGAAACAAATTTGCCTACTAAGTCTTCCATTTGAGATGCCATTTCTAAGCGCTCTCTCATAATCTCAAATTCTTTTAGCTCGGCAAAATAATTATCTTCAAGGAAATCAACGTTGAGCTTTTCAGACATATCATTCCAATCACTTTCTGTTATAACTCCTTTTAAAATTAATTGGATTCGAAGAGCCTCGATTATTATGTTAGCAAATTTCTTACGAATGCGGTCAATAAACTTTTGGAATTTAACTTCATCTCGTGATATTTCACTCGCTCTTCCAAGATTAAATGAATCATCTGATTCAAGTCGTGTGAGAGGAACATTTAAAGTTTTATAAAGTTTCTTTTGGAAAAATAGAATATCGTCGATCTGTCCAAGATTTTCTCCACCTGGAAGAGTAGTAATCTCTGTGCCTCTTCCTCCTTCTCTTCGTGGAAGCCAAAAATCTTCTAGCATAGACATATGTCTACGATCATCTTTAATATCACCAGTTGCAGCATCATAAACAAGCTTATTACGATACTTATTCATAATACCTTGTACATATTCTTCTGCTTTACCCTTTGGTAAGTTACCTACATCAATATAAAATATTCTACGTTCTGGTGCTCTTGAGTAACGATACATTACCAACGAATCTTCCATCATTCGAAGTTGATTCACTGGCTTTAAAGCTTTGTGTAAATATGATACTACTCGTTTTTGTGTAGCATCTAAAAGTCCAGAGGTTACATTGATAATAGCTTCTTTTGATATTTTAACACCAGAAGTACCTTCTCGAGTTTGTTTTCCAACAACTCCAGCACCTACACCGCTGTAATCTTCTGAATAAACATAATATTCATTAACGACTTTTTGTATAGCAACATCTGTTTTTGCGTCAGTTATTTTTTTAATCTCTTTCACTTTTTTCATGAAAAGAGCTTCTACTGGACGTAATTCTATAATTCCTCTTTTTGGATTTTTATCGTCAATAATAACATGAAAATATATTCGTCCATCTACATACCATTTTTTAAATAAACCTTCACCTTGTTTATTAAACTTATAAAGTGATAGTACGTTATTAAATTCTTCAGTGATTTCTTTTTTAATATTATCTGACAAATCTAAATCAGTCAGATCAAGTTTAGCTGGTGCACTTTGGTGTGCAGAAGCAATAGCAGCATCAACAATATCACTGATCGCCGAATCACATTCGGGCTGTTGAGATGCTTCTCTATATTTAACTATTAGATCTCTATCACTCGAAGTGGCTGTACCATCTAAATCGACATATTGTCCGTAATAGCCACCAGCCGCAACTGTTGCTGCAACTCCGTCGTCTTCTGGTTTTGGAGCAAAAGATACTACTTCTTTTTCTTTTTTATCCTCTTTTGCACCGACCTTTTTAGTTATCTGATATCCAAATAGTTCCATATAATAATATTTATAATAAAAATCCCGCTAAGGTTTTTAGGCCCTAGCGGGATAATTTAATTATTCTTTTGAATTAGCTTGTGGTATTGGATTCCCAATACTGATAAGCAAACTCAACTGTGAATTCTTCAACTGCGTCGTTAGCATCATAACTAAGATCAATAGCGCCGACATTCACTGGGAATGATCCGCGGATAATGTATTCTTTTGTTATGCTTTCAGAGCGATCAAGTTGTTGAACAATGAGATCTGCTTGATATGTTGAGGGGTCTGCGACACCTACATTACTTACATGCTCATTAATGCTATTCATCCAACTTTCCATTGCGCTTCTTGTTCCGTTATCGGATTCATTGAAGGCAGTGATTGTCCAGTTTTCGAATGTGCGGTCACCAGCAACTTTTAGCTGACGGCCACGAAATGGTACATCGATCTGAGCCACAACACTTGCAGGAAGCTGTGCTCCCTTACATGTGAATGATAGCAACTCAGTATCAAGACCAGCTCCAATTGGTGGGTTATTAATAATAACCTTAAAGAGATTGGCGCGAGCGCCTCCTCCGATTAGTTTTGATTTAAAATCATCTACGTTAGCCATAATAGTTATTTCCTTTCTTTATTTATAATTATTTACCAACGATTTCAGAGAATTCAACTCCAGTGCGAGTAGCAATGAAATTAAGTGTAATGAAATTAATCGAACGAGCAGGCTTAATATAGATGTCTGCAACAAATCGGTTAGTGTCAATCACTTCACCGGTATTATTGGTTTCATCACATACAACCAAGAAGTCAGTAATACCACGACGACCTTTAACATCCCGTAGGAAAGGCTCCGTCATATTTCTAAACATCGCGCGAGTGAATTCATCATTCAATTCGAACAGTTGGAATTTAGCAGCAGTTGCAATTGCTTTTTCAAGAACTGTAAACAGCCTGCGAACATTAATACGATCAAACGCGCTTGGTTTTGCTTGACCAGTCTTATCTCCAAAGAGTACGATACCTTCACCTGGGAAGGATACGATTGGATTAACACCAGCTTTGTAAAGCGTGTCTCTATCAGCTTTCTTAGGATTATACGCAAGTTTTGTAACACCTAATAGACCTCCACGGTTGAATCCAGCTGGCGAGAACCAAGGCTCTGCAAGACCATCTGTCTTAGCGCAAAGACCAGCCATATGACCAGAAGCGGGAATATAAACGTAATTATCAGCATACTTATTATATACATATAATGCAGTTGAATCAAAGAAGGTATATGAACCAGCAATGGTGCGTGCAACTCCAGAAGCTTGTACTGCGCTTGTAACATCAGTTGCAGCAGTAGTACCAGCAGTAGTTGTAACGATTGGTGGCGAAATAAATGCTACTGCATCTTTACGAGTAAAAGCAATCGTTTGCAGTTTTGCAGAAATGCCAGCACCTTCGGTGGGATCAACTTGTGCGAAGAGTAGATTTACATCTACCAATTCAGTATCAGCAAGTTCATCAAGAGCAGTGTTAATATCTCCTACTGTAGCAACTCCAGGATTAGCAACGTCTGCGCCATCTTCAAAGGAGTATGCTGTAGCAGATGCTGCAGTATCACGACCCATATAGATGTAATCTGACTTTGCATTAATGACATCTTTAACATTATTGTTAGAACCGTCATCAAGTTTTGCTCCTTCTGTAGTATCGAGGAATGAGTATTTTTCAAGTTCTGAACCAGCTATTCCTGTAATTTCACCATCTTGGTCGAAGATAAATACGTGAACTTCAGTTCCTTCAGGTGCAGCATCGAATTGATCTTGAATGCCTGTGGGCGCACTAGCGAATGTAAGCTCATCGAGAATATATGCGGCAAGAGAATTACCCATTGCTCCTGCATTTCTGGCAAACATCAATCCAGGAAGAGCGTTGTCTGTAGCAGGTGGATATAAAACATCAAATACTTCTTCATTTTCAATTAACACACCCTTTTTAAACTCTTCTTCATCTTGATCAACCTGAAAATTACTTTCAGCAATATCAACTATTGTGTCTGGAGAAGCTTGTACATCTGTAATTCTTACGCTAATATTACTCAGACTATAATTTTCACCTGGGCTCGGTGCTGCAATACCTGCAATATCATACTTAACAGTAAAGAAAAGTCCAGGAATTACATTACCTGCATCATCAAAAGCTTTTAAGCCAGTTAATGATGAAGGGAATACATCAAAACTAGCTACAGTGTCGACACCTGCAGCAAGTGCAAATGTAGGAGTTCCAGAATTATCTGTAACAGTAACTGTAAAGGAATGACGATCGGCGTTAGTAGCATCGTTATCAGTGAAGACCGTGAGAGTTTGACCATCGAACACATCAGGTGTAGGAGAATCTGCAGCAGTTGCTCCAGAACCAATTGTTACATCGGCCAAATTGCCAGGTGTAAAAAAGAATCCTTCGAGAGTATTACTACCATCTACAAGAGAGAAGGTAAGATCAGCTTGTGCGTTTGAAAGAACAAACACTTGGCTATCAGGAGAAGTATTTTCTAATGCAACAGTTGCACTACCAATGGCGGTTTCTCCACCAGTAACAGATACATTAAAGGTTTCACCTTGTAAAGTAACTGAGTAAATACCATCTGTTATTGTTGTACCTCCAGTGACACCACCTACATTAACGCCGTCACCTTCTTCTATTATAAAACCATTTACTCCAGTTATGCCTCCTGCTTCAGGACTTACATCATATCGTGGGAAGATCTTAGCTCCGTCACCTTCAGGACCATTATTATTAATACCATTGCCAGTTTCTACAATAGAGAGAGTTTCTGAACCATTTACGTCTAGAAATTCTGGTATAGATCCAGCTACAAATGTTAGTGCGTCAAAGCCTCCGTTTGGTCTTTCGTGTATACCAGCAAAAGCGTTTCTTAATGTTCCCGCGGGTGACCCAGATGCATCTGGTCCACCGTCTCCGGCTCGAACAACCTTTAGTGCATTGCCATACTTCAAGAATGAAGCGGCAGTCAAGAAAGATTGTGTATGTGCGGCGTCAGGTGAACCAAATTTACTTGCAAGTTCTTTTTCAGAACTCACTAGTACAACTTCGTTCACTGGACCGCTACGAAAATACCCAGCATATCCACCAATAGAGGTAGATACCGCAGGTATCACGTTAGTTAAGTCGATTTCTTTTACCTCGACTCCAGGCGATACTTGAAAACCCATGTTATTTCCTTTTTTTTCAGTTATTGTTGATTGATAAGTTGCATTATAAGATGTAATTCAAATCGGTTAGATTTCTATTTATAATTAAAGATTTTTCCATGTATTCATATCGTCAAGCATATCTTTATAAATAGACTCACTTCCTTCCAGCGGTTTATTATCTATGATCCCAACAGGAGTAATATCCTCTTCCATTTGTTTTACTTTATCTTCGTAGAGTAATGATTTAAGATCAACATCGCTTAAGTCACCAAATGCATCTGAAGATATAAACCATGCAAACATAACTAAGTTCATAACTAAATCATCATGATTGCCTATTGTTGCTGAATAACTTCCTCCTTTAATTTCAAAGGTACTTAATTCGTCAATTGTAGCACCATCAACCAGGCGTAATTTACTTAGTTCAATAATATCTTTTAGATTCGAGCAACCGATTCGCTTAACTCGCTTATTCATCATTACACCGATACCATCTGATTTGACAGACGATGAAACAAATGTATTGTCATATTCATAATCGTAATATACATGGTTACATACAACCTGACCAGCATCGTTATTCTCTATAATTACTAAAGCATTATTATATAACGAAGCTATTTTTACAATCACATCTGGAAATAACATTGGAGAAATTAAGTTGTTTCTATATGTACATACCTGATGAAATCCATCATCATCCATTTTTATGACATTAAATGTAGAATAGTCTTGACCTCGTCCTTTTGAAACATCAACAGTCATAATATATCGACAATCCTTAATTGGATTTTCATAGAAAAATACTTCGTTTCTTACCGTTAAAGGTGTTTGAGCCTTGAGATTTAATAAAGTATTTGATGATATAAGTGTGTTTGATGTTCCGTGAAATGAATTACCGAACTCTTGTTCAAATTGTAATTCTGATGTATTTGCTATTGTTTGATCTTTCCATTCTTGATCTCGACCAGGAACATCCCACCAATCAACTCGAAAAGATTTGAATTCATTTGTGTTTTGCACAGCTCCTTCATACAATCTATGAAATACATTGCCAACGCCATTTGCAGTTGATGTAATAATTACCTTTGTTTCTTTACCAGCCGAAACAACAGGGTATGTCGATGTATAGAATTCACCGGCATTTTCAACGAAAGCAAACTCGTCAAGAAAAAGAAGATTGACAGATAAACCACGAATAGAAGAACCAGATGTCGCAGCTGCTACAATCTTTGTATTATTCGCGAATGTGATATTACCTTTATTAAGTGCCTTACAACCAGGTTGAAGAAAGAATGGAAGATTCTCGAGAGCAAGAGTAATACGTGATAACATTTCTCGCGCAACAGCACCTTTATTGGCTAGAATAGCAATCGTTTTTTCTGGATGAAATACAGCATACCATAAAATATAAATTACTGTACTTATAGATTTACCTGATTGGCGACACGCTAAAACAATCGAGAATCTATTATCATTAAAATGATTAAACATCTTTTCTTGATAATCATAAGGCTTAAAATTTACAAGTCCGTCGTCAAGTGATATTACTTTAATATACTTCTCAGAAAAGTATATAGGATCTTTCATGCATTTCACATATTCAGATACCTGTTCTTCTGTAAAGTTTTGGTTAATTCCGTCTCTTTTAACAAGAGGATTACCCAAATAACCAGATTCACCATTAATTATTGTCATTATTATTACTCAAAAACTTTTGTAGTTCAGTAGTAGAACCAACAAAAATTGCATTATTTGTAGTATTACCTGAAGATCCAGGTTTTTGTCCATCAGATTGGGTTAATTCTTTTCGTTTCTTTTGTAAGGTAATAAGTTGATCCATCATTTCAGTAGTGGTCTTAAACATACCTGAAAGAACCTCAAATGCTCGTGGATGTTCAGTCTCACTTGCAAGAGCCATCATATTATCAATTGCTTCTTCAGCTTTCGCAATTAAATCTTTTATCTTTTCTCTTGAGTATGTGTAATCTTCCTCAGTATCAACAACAATTTCTGTCTGAGCTACCTCAGTTTTTATCTTTTTTAATTGTTGTGGAAGGTTGGTTTCAAGGGCTGCTAAAATATCTTTTTGTGTTTTCATTACGGAGAATTATCGTCAAAGCCAAATGTAGTATTTGTTGTAAAATCTTCAGGAGTATCATCAACTGAACCCAACTCGGTTTGTACTCGATCAACTGCTGTTTCTGCAGATTCTTCTGTTGAATTATTATATAAATCTGCGGTAATAGCTCGAATAACTGGCTTACTAGTAACTCTACCAGTAAAGCGGATTTTCATTTCAAAATCTAAGCTATAAACAATTGTCCTACGCGTGGTAAAATCTCCTTCGTAATCATCTTGAATTGTAGTTCCTGTTAAAATGATAGGTACATCAACAGAGTTTCCAACACCATCCATGTCTTTAATAGCAACTGTATATTCAGGAACAAAGGTTGGTAGAATCTGTTCAAATATTTGTAGAGCTTCATCTTGGGTTTTAGCCAAGATATTTAGTTGCATTCCAAGATTATACGGCACAGATTGCCGAAGTACGTTCTTAGTTAGCTCTGTTCCTGCTATATCAAATCGTTTAACGTTGCTTTTATTTAGTGCAGATGAACTATCACGATCGATAGATGTAATTTCGAAACTCATACGGGGCAACTTAATCGCGAGTTTCTGATCTTCTAAGCTGCTGTCTTGATTGATACGTGCAAGGAATTTACTCCTTGGTCCATATGCTAAAGGTACACGAGTTTCAGATGCACCAGTTTTAACGATCTTAAGATTATTAAATATCGTTCCGAAAACTGCTACAGACTTCTTTAATGTCTGATTATAAAAATGTACTCCGTCTAACATGTTATAGTGTATCTACCTCTCCAAATGGGTTAATCTCTGAAAAGTCAATAAAGTTATTACCGATCGATTCGAATTCTTCGTTATCTGCAAATGCATCGTTTGTATC